GCGGTTGAACTGGATATTGCCATGGCGGCTGAGCGTCCGGCCGCCGATCGAGAACCGGCCCTTGCCCAGGTCGACCTTGCTGGCATTGCGCCGGGTCGAGCTGGAGTAGCTGGACAGACGACGCTCGATGATCTCACCAGCTACGGCGAACGAGGCGAGCTCGCCACCCGAACCGGGGGCGTCGGCGCTCGCGGTCATGGTCGCGTAGACCTCAGCCGGGGCGTCGGGAGCCGGGTCGATCGTGCTGGCCTGGGTAGCGGGGACCACGGCCGGAACCGGAGGGGTGCCTTCGGGAGCCGGGGCGGGAACCGGGGTGGGCTCGGGGGCCAGGGCCGGAGGAGTGGGCTCGGTCGGCGCGAGGCCAGCGGCCAGCTCGGCGCGCGCGGCGGTAGCGGACGCGGCCAGATCGGTGCGCCGGGTGTCCTCGGCCTCGGTGTTGATGAACAGTTCGCGCGTCGCCAGGAGGATCTCGGCGGACGAGTTGTCGTCGCTGAGCGTGGTCTGGGCGAACGTGCGGACCGTGGTCCGGAAGGCAGCGAACTCTTCCGCGCTGAGCGCGGTCAGGTCGGCCGGGATTTCGAACGGGAACATGTGTCCGTCCTCGGGCTCGTGGCGGGCGTTCTCGGGCCATGACGCCCAGCCGGGCCTAGACCTGACGCTGGTGTGTCAAGCAGGAGCTTAGCATCGGGACCTGCCATTTGAGTCAGGATGTCCGCTCCCCGGGGGTTGACACTTCCCAGTCATGACGGTAATGTTCTACCTGTCAGCACGGCAGACCGGACAGGAAGGCACACCGGCCATGAGGACCATCGAACGGAACTACCGGAAGAACCCCCACACCGCGAACTTCCTGATGACCTTCCACACCGGCGGCCGTGGCCTCCCGGCGGAGATCATCGCCGACGACGCTGAGGCGCTCGCCACCGAGGCCGCTCAGGATGAGGACCTGCTGAACCTCGTTCCGGCCGACGCGGTGGCGGACCTCCGGAGCCCGGCCCAGGCCAAGCTCATGGACGACCTGATCTGCCAGCTCGGCCAGCTTGACCACCCGACCTCGATCGAGGCCCTGAACTACACCGACGGGATGACCATCCGGGGACTCTGGACCCCGGGCCGCGAAGGCAACGCGAGCAAGTGGATCTCCCGGATGATCGCCAAGATCGCGCAGCTCAAGGCGTCGGCCAAGACCACCCCGGCTCCGTCGGTTGAGGTGGCGGACGGCCGCTACGCGGTGGAGGAAGAGGGTGTCCTCAAGTTCTTCAAGGTCGAGAACGGCCGCAAGGCCGGGTTCGTCTTCCTGGACATCCAGGCCAGCGACGAGTGGTACTCGATCCGGGACCGGAGCCGGATCTCCCGGGTGCTGGCCCTGATCGCGGCCGACGCTGACGCTGCCTCGCTCCGCTACGGCCGGGATATCGGCGAGTGCGGGGATTGTGGCCGGACGCTCACGACGAAGGAGAGCCGGGCACGCGGACGCGGCCCGATCTGCGACGCCAAGCACTGATAAACAACAGGTGGGGGGACCCGTCGAGGGTCCCCCCGGACATCTAGGGGAGCAACAATGCGAGTGTTGGAAGTACGGCCCGCGCGCGTCAGCGCGGCACTGGTGGAGATCGGTGACATGCTGGTCACCTCCCCGATCGGGGCGAACGGGCCCCGGCCCAGCACCTGGCTGGGTGCGGTCACCGAACACGTGATCGTGGAGGACGAGAGGGTTCCGGCCGACTGGCGCAGATGGCGGCTCCAGCTGGTCGACGGCAGGCCGATGGAGACCACCAAGATCCCGGCCGACGGCTGGGTGTGGGTGCACCTGCCCAGCTCCGATCTGCCGAACCGTCCATCTGATCCGGCCTGGCACGCCGAGGGGCTGACGCCGGACATGGGCGGGGCGGTCGAGTCGTGACCACACGGCCGATCCACCTGTCGAATCTATCCAGTTACACCGGCACCGAGTGCCGTCAGGCATGGGACAACGTGGCCTTCCCCGAAGGGCCGGACCCGCTGACCGTGCACATTGACCAGGTGACATGCCAGCCGTGCAAGCGGAGCATGGTGGCTGAAGGCCAGTGCTCGAACTGTGGGTCGTATGCGCTCCGCTGGTCGGCCGGGCCGGTCAAAGTGAGCCAGGTGCCGGACGGTCGCTTGACCATGCACGACGTGGAGACTCAGTTCTGCCTCGGGTGTGAGTTCTGCTCTGAAACGTTCATCACTGGCGTGACAGCGGACCAGGTGCTCCCCCTGATGAACAAGAAGAGGTGGAGGCCATGAGCGCGCTGGAGGTCCAGGTCGGATCGACCATCATGAACGGCAGCCACGCGCTCCGGGTTCAGCGCAAGGGAGAGACCGGGTGGCTGGGGCTCTATGTCTCGCTCGGCACCGGACCGATCTTCCTGACCGGCACTCCGGCCATGGTGCCGTTCGAGGAGCTTCCGGGCTACCGTCACGTGCCGTTCGAGTGGGCTACGTGCCCGGGCGGCACCGAGGAGGAGCGCTACGTCTGGAACCGGGGATGCCACCGGCTGAACCGCGAGGTGCGGCCGGTCGTATAGTGGATGAGGCTCACGCCTGACATTGCACGGTCAAGGCAGGAAGGCCCGGACCGACGTCGGTCCGGGCCTTCTCCGCGTCCCAGCCACGGGGGTAACTGGGGTGGCTCTCACGAGCCACGAGCCGCTAGGCGGCTTTGCTCACCGTAGACCCGGGGTGCTTGGCCGCGAACGCCGTAGCGGCGGCTTCGCTGGTCTTGGTCACCTTGATCCCGCCCGGCAACTTGACGGTGTAGCTCTGCCGGTTGGCGGTCTTGTTCTTGCAGTTACACATCGGTCATCCCTCCCCTTCCTTCAGCGCGTCAGCCAGAGCGACGCGCGCTTCCGCCTGATCGAAAGTCAGCACACGGGCCAATTCCCCACGCTCCACCTGAGCGCGCCGGTCAGCGGCCAGCGCGGCACGGACCGCACCAGCGATATCGACCGCCCCAACCCGGAACGTACCGGGCGGCTGAACGACGTAGTCCGCGTCCGGACCCAGAGCCGCCGTGAGCGCGGTCTGGCGGCCACCCACCGAGAACGTACCCGGAACCGGGAAACCAGGCTCAGCGTGAGCCCGGGGCCCCGGGGAGAGGGCAAGCACCTCGACCAGGGACAGACCACCCGGCGTCTCGCGCCAGTCGCCGGAGACCTTGCGCCGGGCCAGCGTGGCCAGCTCGGTGCCGGTCAGGTTCGGCCGGATCACCCCGGCCACCACGATGCCGTGCTCATCCTCGTAGGCGCGCACGTCGGCAGCCACGGTCTTGGTGTCGTAGGCGGCCATCGTCGCACTCGCGCTGAGCGACAGCCCGGCGTGCCGTCCGCCGACGGTGATGCGCCCGGCCCACACGGTCCCGTCGTCGGTCTCGACCGGGAAGCGGTTGAACCAGGCATAGGCCCCGGCCTCGTCCTTGGGCGCGGTGACACAGACGTCGGAGTATCCCACGTGGCAGGTACGCCAGGTAGCGATGTGGCCGAAGACCCGGCCGGTCTCGTGGTCCCAGGTGATCGGGGTCGGGCCGTCCAGCACGGGGAGGGAGAAGGCGGCGATGTCCGGCCGGGTGGCCGTGCCGACCGAGGCGATCAGTGCCAGCGCGCTCTCGGTGTCGTCGTCAGCGGCGATGAGTTCCAGCGGACGCGAGGTCTCGGCGAAGGCCGGGATGCTGACCAGGGTGGCAGCACGAACCCGGCCCTCGGTCACCAGGAGCTCGATCTTGGGCTCCTCCCCATGCTCTTCGTAGTACGCCTCGATCTGGTCCCAGGTGACCGGGTCGTCAGAGCCCTCGAACACCGGTACGCCCTCGAACGAATCGAGGTCGACACTGGGCCCGAGCGTGCCGTTGGTCATCAGGTGCATGGCTTCGGCCACGTCCTCGGCCAGGCGCGGCATGACCTCGCGGTCGGCGTCGTCATACATCTGGCCGCGCGCCCACACGGCGCTCATCGCCTGATCCATGCCCTTGACCCGGTCGGCCGAGATCCAGTCGGCAGCCACGGCTTCCTTGACGGTGAGTACAGCCGCCTCCTGAACGACGCCGATGGAGACAGCACCGTCGTGGCCGCCCTCGCGGGAGCGCACCCACTCGAACGGGATCGGCAGTTCGGCCGTGGTGATCCCACCGGCGGCGAACCGGCGGCCGTCCCCGGTGCTCAGCCCGATCGGCGCGAGCATGGTGCGGAACTTCGTACCCATGACTTCCTCCTCTTCGACCAGGCTACCGGTCTGTTTGCGGGGGTGCTGCCTCAGCACTCTGATCGATGGGGATGGTGATTCCGGCTCCCTCCAGCGCCCGGATGAGCGCGCGCTGGTAGTTCACCATGTCGGTGTGCTGCTGGTTGACGATCTTGTGGGTGGATCGGGCAGTTTTGAGCAGGGGAATGAGCACGCCGAATGCGAGCACCAGTCCGCCCATGGCGGTGATGACTCCGGCGACTGCGCTGATCACTCCGGCCATCGTGGATGCGGGCATCAGCGGGATCTCCTCGGGCGTTGACACTTTACAGTCAAGCCTGTATTGTCCTGGGTATGGAGAACGTCGACATCGAGGCCCTGGCCGCTGAGAGCGGTCACACCGTCGAGTGCCTTGACCTGGCGGCCGAGAGCCTGGAAGGTGCCGGGTGCTCCGACATGCAGGAGGCCCTCCGCCGGGCTCCCGAGGCGCTGACCGAGGGTGACTGCACCTGCCGTTGCGCCTGACATCAGCGGGCTCTCCTCATCTGCCGGTTGGAGAGGTCGACGGTTTCGCCTGCCTCGACCAGGAGCGGGACACACCGGCACTGGATCACTTCCTGGGGCGGGCCGGTCGGGTCTCCGGGGAAGGCGAGCTCGAACCCTCCGACGTTGAACGAGGACCCGATAGGGACCCGCTGACCCTCAGCCGTCCGGTGATTGGGCCGGGTCCGGCTGTCATCAGTAGCCAGCCACATGAGCTCGAACTGCACGTCCGGCTCGTCGGCGGCGACGATCTTGAACGCCTCGACCCGGCCCGCGTTCAGCGCGCCGATCGTCTCGGTCCGGGCAATCACGGTGGCCCGGTTCGGCCAGCGCTGCGACTGTGTGGTTGACAGGACACTGTCAACGCGGGCGGCCAGCTGAGGGATGGACTCGCCCAGGTTGACTCCGGTGGAGATCTGCCCAGCCACCAGGTCGTAGACCTCCTCGGGAATCCGGACCAGACGGTTACGTACCTCAGCCAGGTAGCGCACCATGGCGGGCCGCTGGTCCCAGCGCGAATCCCTGCCCAGCACGCGCTCGAACGCCAGGCCGATAGCCCGGAAGATCTCGCCCTGCAAGATCAGGTCCACGGCCTGACGCCACAGCGGAGCCATGGCCCAGATCGCATCCAAGTCCGGCCGCCGGTCACCGCGAACCACGCGCCGGGCCAGCTGAACCAACCAGTCCGAGAGCGCGGCCCAGACAGCCGCCCGGATGTCGCGCTCAGTGGCAGCGGCCTCCAGCCGGGCGTCCAGGCGCGCGGGGAGCCAGGGGTCGACGCCCTTGCCGTTCCACACCGGGCCGGTCACAGCTCTGCCACCAGCTTCCAACGCTGGTGCCCTGGAGAGACCTGGTGGGCGCGGACTGCGAAGCACGGCACACAGAGGATGCCGCCCGGGTCGTCGGTCGCCTCCAGCCCGCCCATCACGGCGTTCCACAGCCCTGACTCGGTGAACCAGATGATGTTCTCACCACCGCAGTCCTGGCACGGGCCGTCTCCCCGGATCTCCTCCGGGATGACCGTCATGCGGCCACCGCCAGTCCCCGGCCCCGGTTCGCGACACCGAGCGCGGCGAACAGCAGGTCATCGTGATGCCGGATGCCCCGGGTCAGAAGCTCATGGACGTAGCCCTGCAGCAACGCGCCCAGGTCGTCGGCGTTCACCCCGAGATCCGAGGCCACCAGCGCGACGTGGTTCCACGCGCCTTCGGTCACCTTGACCGCCTTCTCCGGCGTGATCGGACCGACGTGGTGATGCAACTCGTGGCGCGGCACGCTGGCCCACCTCCCCCGGCGCTCCTGAGGCGTCGCCAGGCGGCCACCAGCGAGTTCCAGGGCCCGGAGCACCATCAACTTGGCGCTCGCGTTGAAGACCGCTTCAGGGGAGGGCAGGGACGGCATGGTCGGCGTGCCGAGCGCGCGGATACGGCCGTCGAGCGCGGCCGTGATGGCGCTCGCCTCGTCCGGCACGTCCGGCACGGTCCCTCCGTTGGGCGGGCCCTCGTCGTCCAGGTCGGGATCTTCTCCGTCGGCGTTCTGGTCGGCTGTGGCGGGAAGGCCCACGGACTGGACCTGAGGCAGCCCGAGAGCGGCTTGCACGGCCGGGTCCAGGATGAGGTCCGGCTGGGTCTTCACGAGCGTCAGGAGGATCTGAGCGGCTCTCTCGGTGATGCTGGGCATCTGCTCGGGGTCGAACGCCCCGGCCCGGACCACCTCCTCATCGCGCAGGAGGAACCGGTCATGGAGCTGGAGTGCCTCGTCCAGGCGGTTGGGCTTGGCGGCGAGCGCGCTGGTGTCGAATGCGAAGGCATAGCGCTCGGGGTCAGTCACTCCCATGGCGGTCAGCGCTGGGCGCAGAAAGCCACGGGTGAGCGCGTCCGCGATCAGGCCCAGGTAGCCCTTGATCCACCGGATGCCCTCTTCGCTGATCAGCCAAGCGGTCCAGTGGTTCGCGTCGCTGATCCCGGTGAGCACTTCGGCCGGGATCTCCGCCATCGAGGCCACGCGCGTGATCGCGCGATCCTTCATCGGCGTGATCTCGGCGGAGAGCTCGGACCAGAAGTTGAGCGGCTTGATCTTGTCCAGGTGCTCGATCATGTGGTCCGGGATGGTGGCCATGATCGGGACCATGGCGCTGGCCCGGCTCTGGTCGGACATGCTCGCTGCAGCGGCGCGCTGCATGTAGGCCATGAACCCGGCCAGGTCGGCGGGCTCGCCCGGCGGATGCGGGAAGTCCACACCCTCGGGAAGGAACATGATGCCCGCACCGGTCAGGCGGGAATCCAGCTCGGCGAACTCGCGCTTGGTGAGAAGCTCGATCTCGCGCAGCGGCACGATGGCCGACCGGGTGAACGAGTCGGCCTGATCGGTGTCATTGGGATGCGGCCTCCAGCACCGGATCAGGATGTCCACCCCATCGGCCAGCTCCAGCTTGGAGCCGCCGCGTTGCTGGGGACGACGGACGCTGATCACATCGCCGAGTCGGCTGAAAGCCGCACCGGTGACCACGAACCAAGAGCCTTCGGCCTGGTCGGGTGCGCCGCTGGCCGCGCCTTCTCCGACGATCCAGCACTCACCGCCCACGGCGAGGTCGATGCCCGCGAGACGGAGGTTGTCGTCACGCTGACTGCCGGTGCCCAGGGGTACGGCGGCGAGACGCCGGATGGCGTCGTCCTCGACCTCGCCGGTCTCCTCACCGGTCTCGTCCACCTCGGTCACGAACAGGCGGGCCTGAGAGACACTGTCACCGATGCGGCCGGAGAGTTTGTGGAGCTCGCCGATGATGTCGTAAAGCCGCCAGGCCTCGGTCTGCCAGTCCTTGTTGCCGAACTTCCAGGTCTTCCAGGACGAGCCACCGCCCAGATCCACCATGGCGGTGGCACCGGCGAGCGCGGTGCGCTGGGCCACCTCCTGGTGCCGGTAAGGGTCGGGATCACGGACGGTGCGCGGACGGCGGAGCGCCACGGGTTACCTCCCCAAGCTTGCGAGCATGCCGGTGGCCTGGCTGAACGCCAGGGCGAGAGCCGGGATCAGCATGACGGGCGTGTCGCCCCAGAACCACACCAGGGGAGCGGCGATCAGGCTGACCCACATGCCCGCACACCATGGGCACGTGATCAGGGATGCGAACCACTCGCCGGACGAACCGGGGGTGTCGTCCAGCCAGGTGATGACGCGGTCCCGGATCGGCTCGGTGATCGTGTCGGCCACGATCAGGCCGGTCACACGCGCCACGGCGAGCGCGTAGATCAGGAGCGCTAGCCAGGTCGGGGTTGTCATGCGCCCACCTTACGGGATCGGGAGGACATCTCGGCCTGACTGTCCGGTTGACAGTGCAGGGTCAGAACCGGGCGGGCTGAGAGTCGTGCTCCTCGGCCGCCATACGACGCTCGTTCAGCCTCCAGCACCAGACGCTCCGGTCGTGGACCTTCTGCTTGGTGCGGGTCTGGCCACAGCAGGTGAGGGCGCGGCCGAACGATTGCTGACTGACGGGGGTCCGGCCTTGCTCGTTCATCTGAGCGCAGTACCGGACGTAGAGGTCCACGGCGGGGAAAGTGCCCGGACCGAACGACCGAATCAAAGCGCGCACGTCCGGCCGCCGGATGTCGATCTTCTTCCTGGGGCTGGCCATCAGTCGGCCTTGACCATCTCTTGCCCCCGGCGCGCCCAGGGGTTGGTGATCATCCAGCACCGGGCAGCCCCGTCACCCACCCACTTGCTCTCGTTCTTCCAGCCTGCCTCCCTCATGGCCAGGCCGAAGTGCTTCTTGTTCACAGCCTTGCGGCCCTCCCCCTCCAACTGCCTCACGTGCCAGTCGTAGAGGCCAGCGGCGGTATGCCAGCCCGCCCCCAAGTCGGCGGCCAGAAAGATCAAGTCCTCCTCGGTGACGTACGGCGGCAACTCGGGCTTCCCGAGGTAAGTCTTCATGCCTGAACGGTACCACACGTGGGGGAGACACGTACCGCACATGTGCATTGAGGGACCGGGGGGACATGGGGGAGCTCTCCAGCTCTCGCGGGTTCTTTTTACTTATTTCCTCACGTGACACACGTGAGGAAATAGTGATTTGGAGGACTGGGTATTGAGAAGGTCCCGTACCTCCCCCCGGTCCCCTGGTGCCGCGCGCGCGAGTACCACGACCCCCCTAGGATCTGTCAAGGATTCGGGGGTCACTGTCTAAAAGAAAGTCTCAACCTCAGGTTGAGGGTTGTTGCTCACGCCTGTGAAGTCGTATGCGCCATTAGATGCGTGTGCATTAACTCGGGTTGCCGAGAGATCAGCGGGGGCTCAGAGGCCTGCCAAACGGACTGGTCAGTGGACCCCTTGAGCAGGTACGTAGCCTGTGCCACGTACGCCGGAGGTGGCCCCTGACCAGCATCAACACGCCTCTGCGAGCGCCCTGGCTCCCGGTCTGCCTGCCGTGCCGTGCACCAGAACCGACCGAGCGTGGCCGACTCGTGCAGGTGCGCCGGATGCTCGCCCCGGTCCCCGCACAGCCCGTCCGGCTCATACCCTGTGCCGACAGCTGCCCTCAGAACACCCCACGTTCGCCGGGTGCTCATCAGCAAACCCCCTGGTGGGGGGACGTATGGCGGGCTCCATCCGGGTCCGGAACCGTCAAGCCAGCCTGACGATCCTCCGGATGCATGTCACGTGGGTACCCGCACTGCACCCACATCGTGAGGACCCCCGTGGCAGGTCCCCCCGAGGTACTCGGACCCTCTCTGAACTGGCAATACACCCCAGAACCCTCGAACGGGTGCGTCCGCATGGCCTGCGCCTTGATGCGTGCGGCCCTCTCCCGGTTCTCCTGGCGCTCCGCCGGGCTGGACCCCATCAGCGGGTACCCGTCGTCGGTCTTCTCTCGCACGTGCCAGCCGGGCGGATCAGTGTCCAGCCGGTCCAGATCGTCGGTGCCCGACGGCCACAGATGCCATGAGAACCCCTCTCTCATGACCGCCCCTCCCCATGAATGCCCTGGTGGGGGGACGTACGAGAGGTCCCTCCGGCCACGGTCTTCTTGTCACCGATCCGCACGGCCCGATGCTCGAATCCGGGATACGCACGGTTGTACTCGACCGCCTTGCGCCGGGCCTGGACCTCCAGCATCGGTGTCTGACCGATGTCCCATCCCGGAGGACTGCCTCTGCGCCGGGTGGCTACCCGCCATGTCGGACTACTCATCTCCGCCCCCTCGTATGAACTCCCTGGTGGGGGGACCTGTCGGAGGTCCCCTTGTAAGGGGTTCTCAGAATGCTGTGCGCCTCTTCTTACGCATGTTTCCTCCGCCAATGATCGAATTACACGGCTGGCAGGCAGGTCGGACGTTGCTCTTGATGTAGGTCCCCCCGTGCGCTCCGGGCCTGATCCGGTCGACAGTCATCGTCTTTCGGGTCAAGGCGACCGAACACTTTGTGATCTTGGAGGGGACCTGAGGGTTTTTGTAGTACGGCCTGACACTCATTTCGACCCCTTACCGGTCACTGACTGGCCAGGAATCGGGGCGTGTTCTTGGTGGCCACCTTGCGGCCTTTGCCCCGGTTGCTCCGGCCCATCTCTCCGGCGTGCCAGCCGCCGCACTGGTTGCAGAAGTAGGTGTTGCTGGTGCCCGGCTTCCACTTGCCCGCCGCTATCAGTCCCCAGCGCTGGCCCTCAGCCTCTGCCTGGGTCGGGTGCGACTTCTTCGGCCGTCCCCTGCTGGAACACTTCTTCAGATATCCCGCACTCATGTCCGGTCGTCCTTCCGCTCGATGCCCTGTGATCTTACCAGGCATAACTGTGAGGTTCAAGAGCGAGAAGCGGGCCAGGCGAACCCAGCCCGCTATTGACACTGCAGTGTCAGATGCTCGCCTCACGGCTGAGCCGGATGATCTCGGTGGCGTCCGCGTTCTCCGCGTTCCACACCTCGCGCTCAGCCTCGCTCAGGAAGCCCGGGGCAGGCATCGGCCGGTCCAGCGGCACGGCGATCCGTTCAGTCCGGGCATCGGGGAGGGACAGCCGGGCGCGCACGTTGAACGTGCCCTCGTCCTGACGCGGCCTCAGCTCGCCGCTGGCCTCCAGCTCGGTCACCGTCTCGATCAGCGTGCGGCGGTCGAACCAGGCCCGCTCCCGGGGCACCTGGAAGAAGTCGCCGAACCAGCCGTGCGCGTAGAACAGGCCGGTCTCCGGGTCATACCGCAGGGTCATCAGCTCCCCGGACGGCCCTTCCCACGTGCCGGTGCTGGCCGCGCGCTGGTAGATCTCGTACTCCTGCCGCGCCCGGGCGGCATCACGCTGACGACGCTTGCGGATGATCACGGCCCTGCGCTCGATCAGCCGCCCGAACATCTCGGAGAACAGGCCGAACGCGAGCACCAGGGCCAGGACCGCGCCCCCGATGTCACGGTCGTCGAGCTGCGGGGCGTCGATGATCCAGAACATCGTCACCAGGGCCGCGAGACTCGCGGCCGCCAGGATCAGGATGGAGGCCGGGCTCGGCCCGTGCTGTGTACGCTGGTCGTGCTGGCTCATGGTGAGCACCTTTCATGTCTGGTGATGGCCCCGGGGGTTACCTCCCCCGGGGCCGGTGCTGTCTTACGGGGTGTGTGAGTCCACGTGCGCCTGAGCGCCCTTGAACGCGCCGGACTCGGTCCAGAAGTGCACAGCCTTGCCGCACTCAGTGCATCCACCGTGCCAGCCCTGAGCCTTCTCGTCCCCCGGTGCTGTGTAGGCCAGCGTGATCGCGATGTCCGGGTCCTCTTCATTGAAGATCAGCAGCTTGACGCCCATGTCCTTCTCCCCCTGCTCGATGCCGGTTGTACCTTACCGGCGTCACTGCTATGTTTGCAACCGAGCCCGGAACCTCCGGAGCTCAGGGGAGGAACGATGACTGGCTCCGAGAGCTGGGCAGCAACCTCACACGCGCTCGATCACCACGCCACGGTGGAGGCCCTGGTGGACGCCATGAGCGTCACCGAAGCGGACACCGCGCAGGACACGGCGGAGCAGATGACCGTCTGGCTGGCAAAGCAGGGTCTCGTGCTGGTGCCTGTGAACGAGCACAGCACGGCCAAGCACCTGGCGGACGATCCGTCCTGGTTCGAGAGGAAGGCGGATTGATGAAGGCAGCAGTCGAGAGGGACAACCTGGCCCGGAAGATCACCATCAAGGTGGTAGACGGGCCGATCCTGGACGTCTCCGAGTCGTGGCACACCAAGCCCCGCCGGATTCGGGTGGAGCGGATCACGATCACGATCTTCAACGGCGAGACGACCTCGATGGTCGTTACCGGCGGGATCGTCCTGAAGTCCGGAGCCGCGAGCACCGGGCAGCGCGGTCAACTGGAGTGGAGCGCCCAGGCCCTGGTGGGCAGCCAGTTGATCAGCAGGGCTCCGGCATGGGCTCAGCTGATCTGGCGTCAGGCCCCGGTGGGTGAGACCTACTGGAGCCTGGAGGTAGCGGCGTGAGTTTCTTCGGGTTCGGCAAGGGTGACGGACAGGGCAAACGCAAGCCTAAGGCCAAGCAGAAACAGCCCAAGATCAAGGGCAAGCCCGTCAACAAAGGCCACTCCGGTCAGGGCAAGGGCATGGGGAAGTCCGGATCATGATCCCGGGCACCGGCCCCGGCCGGGGAGTGCCGTGGTGGCGTCACCAGATCGTTGCCCTGATGTGGCGTTTGACAGGGACCCTGGGTCCCGAGATACCCGGCAGGCCACGAGAGGGCCGCACGGTGGCTGTGGGAGGGCAGAAACGATGAACTGGCTGGTGTGGCGCTGGCACACCTGGGTCCGCTGGCACTGGGCGGGGTTGCGGGAACGCTGGCAGATGTCCCGGCTCCCCCGGTGCGAGCACCTGACGTCCGGTCGGTGCGATGAGTGCATCGCGGACTATCTGACCTGGGGTCACCCCTCCGGTTGACACCTGAACGTCACGACTGTAAAGTTGATATCAACGCGCGGGACACGCGCCGGAGACAGGAGATCGACATGGCAGGCAAGCACCGTCCGAAGGAAGCCCCCCGCACCGGTAACGGCCGCACCGGTGGCGAGAAGCCCCAGCGCGGTCAGGTGTCCATCACGACCAAGAGCGGGACCATCCTCTGGAAGGCCACCGCCGGACTCTTCCGCCGGAAGGGCTGACCGGTACGAAGAAGCCCCCGGCCTGGTTCAGGCCGGGGGCTTCTTCGCGCAGATCGAGCAGGTTGGACAAGAATCTACCGGATCGCGCCGGTGGCCGGGGCGATCGGCTGGGGGTCGGCCTTAGGGGTCACCTGGGGACGAATCCCGAACAACGCGAACCCGGCCAGGATGATCCCGCCCAGGCCCGTAACAGCAGCCTCGGACCAGTGCAGGCCGTACTCCGAGAACAATGCCGCGATCACGGTCACGGCTGCCACGTAGAGGCCCGGCGCGACCGGCCGGGTGGTCACCGCGATCACCACGCCAGTGATCGCGCCGATGAGGGCCACCGCCTGGCCGGTGTTCAGCCAGTCGAATCCGAGACCGGCCGCCCAGGTGATCAGCGCGCCGATCAGAGCCAGCCAGAGAGCGGGCTCACGTCCGAAGATCTTCATGCGGGATCCCTTTCGTCCAGCTTGGTGATGATGACCTTGAGCGTGGCCTTGACCTCGGCCAGTTCGGCGCGGACCGTGTCCAGCTCCCGGTCCAGGGCGGGCTCCGAGCGGTTGGCGCTCGCGTCGGTGCGGGCCAGCAGGGTAGCGAACGGGTCCTCCTTAGCGGCCGCCTTGAGGCCGGTCTTGAGATAGCTGGTGAACTGTTCCTGGTCCATGTCGTCCTCTTCCCCGGCCAGCTCGGCCCGGATCTTGTCCGCGAATCGCTTGACCTTGCCCTCACTGGCGACGATCTCCCAGTGCATCGGGTCGTTACGGCCGAAGTCGCCACCCCAGCGCAGCACGCCGAACGACTCCTCCTCCAGCTGGTGGCACTCGCGGATCTGAACGGGCGTCAGGCTCCGCGCGGTCGTGCCGGAGCCCATCGGGTTGTCCGGCGCGTTGAAGTCCACCGCCGTGCCACTGGCGTGGTTGGAGATCGTGTTCGATCCCTCGATCTGTTTGACGAACCAGCCCCAGCACCAGCCCGGGATCAGCCGCTCCACCCGGGCGTCGTACTGCCGGGCCAGCCAGCGGAAGACCACGGCCACGTCACCCTTGCGGACTCCGTTGGGCACCGTCACGTTACGGACCAGCGGTGCGCGGTCCTGCTCGTCACCGGTCCGGTCGACGCGCCACCCGTTCTGGCTATTGGCCATCTCACCTCCCCCTCCTGTCACTTACCTTACAGTAACAGCTTCAACGCTTGGAGCGGCGAGTTCTCGCGGCCTTCCTGCTCATCCTGGACCGCTGCGCGTGAGAGATCCCGGCATTCGCGATCTTCGCTGCTTTGGTCTTGCTCATGCCCTTGCGGCGAAGAGCGCGGTAGACGTTGTGCCGCCCCGGGCTGACATAGCCCTTGCGGCCACCGGCGCTGGATACCATCCCGACCACCTCCAGCAAGAGAGTACCCAGCTCAGAGCAGCAAGAAGCCCCGCCACCGGGGAGGTGGCGGGGCTTCTTGACTGTGGGTTGTCAGCCGATCATCGGAAGGTCGGTGCCGGTGGCGTAGTCGCGGATCACGATCTCGCGGCCGGTCTCCTGGCTGATACGGAACCGGGCGGTCCGGGCCTCGAACTCGGTGGCAGCGGTGCGGCGGAACTTGCGTGCGTTACCGGTGACCTCGTAGATGCCGAAGTTGTCCATGGCCGGTGTTTCCCCTCTGGAGTTGTTCCTTGCTTCTGGAGAGAACATTACAGCCTTGACTGTGAAGTGTCAACGGATGCCGGAATGATTCCCTCTGCAGCAGGCACACCGGTTGTCCCGCATCGCGCCGCACTTGTTCTGCGAGCACCCCCAGCAGGAGGCGTAGCCTCCCGGCTGGCCACCGGTGGAGCTCTTGCCCAGACCGAGTTTGCGCGCGATCCGGGTCAGCGGCCCCTCTTTACTGCTGGCCATGATTGACCCGGGCGAGCACCAGGCCCTGGCGCTCCAGCTTGTTCTCGATCCGGCGGGCGAACTCGTTCGGGCCAACCGGGGGGAGCCCGTCCGAACTGTAGATCGCCTGGGCCAGCGCCGTCCGGCCCTCGATCCCGGCGTCCACAAGCTGGTCCGCGCCGATCATCTTCATGAACCAGTCGGCCGCCGTGCCGACTCCGGAGCCACCGGCACCGCGCGGCCCGGTGTACTTCTCCGCGATCGCGGCGGCCATGGCGTGCTCCAGGGTGTTGTACCACTCGCTGATCCGTCCGGCCGCGCCCGGCGGTTCATCGGCCGGGGAGAACCCATACATCCTGCGGCTCTTGTACGTGTCGCTGATCTGACAGCCGTCGATCTCGGTGAACAGCCACTGGCCCACGGTCCAGCGCTGGGTGGGGTACAGCTCGCGCGCCATCACTTCCCCTTCTTCCGCTTCTTGTTGTCGACGTTGAACTTCTGGTTGCCGCTCTTACCGGTCCCGGCCTTGCCTCCGGTGACCTTGGGCCGTCCCTTTCCCGGCGACTTGTCCGGGTGCCAGAACTCCCACCACCTCGCCCGGTCCACGGGTCAGACCTCCTTACTGAGCAGCAGGAGAGCCAGTTCGACCTCCCGGCCTACCCAAGGGGATCGAGACTCCACGGTCAGTCCGTGCTTCTCCAGTACGCCGCGCGCCCAGGTCTGGGTCTCATCCCAGGCGTGCTGTTCCAGGGTGACGAAACTGGCGTTCGTCCCGCTGTGCTGAGTGGCCTCGTTCTGGGTGTCGAGCCGCATACGCCAACGAGTGGGCCATGGGCATAGGGGAGGATCGGGCTTCAACTCCACCCAGACACGGCCGACCTTAGCGACCGTGGCCGGGATGAACCTCTCACTCGGTTTCCGCCCCTGCTGGTCATTCGGACTACGGCGGACGATCACCTGCTGGCCAGGCCTCAGCTCCCCGAGATCAGGGCGTTTCTTCGTCGTCATGCCAGTTACTTTACAGGCAAGACGTCAAGGTGTCTATCCCTTGAATGGGGAGAGGGAGTGTGTCGGCATCGCCCCGACCGGCTCCACGAACCCGCTGGAACCCCGGTGCCGGTCCGCCCACATGGCCATGGCGATCGCGTCGCCCCGGTCCGAGCTCCGGCCGAGACGCTTGACCACCTCGTCCTTCGGCTCCACCTGGATCTTGGGCGGAACGCCGGTAGTCACCTTCCAGGTCGGCGTGGTCAAGTCGCTGATCATCAGGTCATCCGGCGGCAGGGCCAGCACCGGATCGAACGCCGGGTCCATCAGCTCCCGGAGGTTCCAGTAGGCGGCCGACCGGGTGTTGAGGAACCCGAACTTGCCGGACCGGTCCCGGACGTTGGCCTTGCCTGACCCGGTATAGGCCAGCGGCCGTCCGCCCACCTCACGCAACCGGTCGTAGACCCCGGCACCGAGGCCGATCACGTCCACGATGGCCCGGCCCTCGATCCCCTGGAGCGCGGCCACCTGGCTCATGGTGTCGCGCCGCCGGTTGCCTTCCAGCCACACCGCCCATCCGTCTCGGTGTGCCAGCACGCTCTCATCGCCTCCCCGGCCAACGTCGACACCTGTCCACAACGGCCCGCCCGGGGAGGGACGATTGGCTCTGTCCCAGACGTGCCAGCGCTCGATCGCCGCTTCCAGCCAGGCCAGCGGGATCACGCTGTCCTCGTCACTGGCGTGGAACTCGCCGAGCACGCGGTTGTGGTAGACCGCGCTGTCCTCTCCCCACTGGAGCTTGCGCTGATCGGCCCAGAGCCGCGAGATCCGGCCCGAGGCAATGGCCTCCTCCAGCGTCACGTGCCGGGTCCACCAGTCCTCGTATCCAGCGGTCTTCTTGTGGATCTCGTAGAAACGGCCGGACGGCGGGCCTGGAGTGCTCATGGCGAACGCGTAGGCGTTGTCCTTGGTGTCGGCACCGGCGTTCGAGAACGCGCCTTCGATCGAGTCCCAGGTGTCCGGGGGGACGATCTTTGCCTCGTCAAGCAAGTAGAGGAGCTCCTCAGCGTGCGCGCCCTCGATGCGTTCCGGCTGGTTGCTCGCCACGGCCGTGGCCGCGCCGTACTGAAGTTTCAGTCGCAGATCCAGAAGTTCGGAGTTCGGCTTGAACGGGGCCCGGCCCAGGGTCTCGAAATCGATCCGGCCCGCCCACTTGTGGATCTCCGGCCAGAGGTAGACCTCCAGGTGCCGCCAGGCCGACGCCGTGGTGATGATCTTCCAGTCTCGCCCGGCAAGGTCCCGGGTGGTGGCGAACCAGTTGACCAGCACAGCACCCATGAAACTGTTGTGCGTCGGGATCATCGACCGGCCGACCAGGTAGAGGTGGCTCGGGGAGTCGACCTCGATGCACTGGGTCGGCCGGTCCTCAACGCGCCGGATATCCACGATCTTGTGCTGAGTGTGCCGGGACTCCTGAGCACCGCGCGGGGTCCAGTCGTACCGGGGGAGGTGGTACGGGTTGAAGTCGAACCGCGCCACGACCCGGTACTTCGGTCCGTAGTCCGATCCATTGATCGTGGCCCGGCCAGTCCGGAACCGGACAACCAGGCCGAGCGAGGTCAGCAGTTCCTCGACGTCACGGGCCAGCCGCTCGTTGGTCAGCGTGATCTCGTCCGATCCGCCACCCTGCCGGTACCCGTCCGAGTCCCAGAGACCACGCACCAACTCCCGGCGTTGCTCGATCGAGGCCCGAAGGTAGGCCATCGGGATGTGCTTGTCACCGAGCACGCCGAGACCTCGGAGAATCTGCTTGAAGCCAAGCACACGGTACGTCCGGCTGTTAGGCCTGACCTCCCCGGACGGCACGAAGTGACCCTCGGGCAGACGAAGGACGATGTGCTCTGAATCGGCCCTGTTCAGGGTGAACAGTCCGTCCTCGGTCGTACCGTCCCCTAGCCACATCCCGAGCGTGTACGGGTCAACCGGAAGCCCGAGTTGGGCAGGGAGTTCCAGCGGCCGGGCCGCTGGTACCGACCAGCGGAGCTGACCACCAGGTGAGCGCAACCGCTCAGCCATGTAGGCCGTGGTCCGAGTCCGGGTGTGCGCCCAGTGGTCGCGCCAGTCGGTGACGCCCTTAGGCCGGTCGTAGACATCGATGACGTTCCACTCGTGATCGCCGTGGACAGTCTCGATCCGGCCGTTGGCGAACTCGATCTCGTAGGTCGGCCCGTCGTAGATCGGAGACTTCCCGGTCACCCGGCACGGCTTGCCGTTCTCGTCGAGAACCTCATCGCCCACGGCTACTTCTGCTATCGTGGTCCATCCCACGGGAGTAGCTATCCCCGTACCAAGTGTAGCCGCCTTGCCCAGCCCGTGAGGACCGCGCACAGCCACCCGGTGCTCCCGGGGCAGGGCGTCCAGCACCTCCCCCTGGTAGCCCGCCAGGTCGACGCTGAGGCACTCGCGCGCCCAGCACGTGGGGGAGCGGGTCCACCGTTTCAGGCTGGAGCGGCTCAGGTACTTGGCGGCCAGATCGACACCGGTCATTCGGCACTCCCGCCAGAGCCGAGCTCGATCTGGCCGAGGTGCGCCTGAATCAGCGCCGGGACCCGGTCCTCCTGCTCGGGCGTCAAGTCGAGCGCCTCCAGCAGCACCATGATCCGGGTGACCACCACGTCCCCCCAGCGTTCGGCCAGGCTGGTGATCCGGTCGCTGATCCCCATGTCGTGGGCGGTCTTGGCGAACTTGACCACTCGGTCCCGTTCGGCAGCCTCCAGCGCCACCAGGGCGCGCGCCTCCTCGGACACCGCGTAGATGTGACCGTCCTTGCCAGCCGCGCCGTACCGGTAGCCGACCAGCCCGTCAGACTTGACGATGTGTTCCGGGTTGAACCCCTCCGGGTCCGGCGTGGGGAGCTCGGACTCGACCTGGCGGCGCAGCAGGTCACCGTAGGCGGCAGCCCTCAGCCACGTCATCTGGAGCATGCCCAGCACGGCCATCCCGGCGTCCAGGTGCTTGCCGCCGTCTGGCTCCCCGATCGCGGTCCACGCGGTGATCCGGGCCTGGCCCTTGGCCAGTGCAACCTCGCGCTTGACCCCACCGTGCAACTTGCAATGCGGAGTCCCCCGGATGGCCGGGCCGTGACATCTGCCCATCCCCCTCCGGCGCTGGCCGGTGCACTCCAGGCGCATGTGCTCCGGCTTGTCGCACCAGAAGGCGCGCCCGGGGTTGTTGGTCGGCCCGAGCCGGGGCTTGCTGTGTGTCCGCGCTGGTGCTGGCATGTGCCCACCTTATCCGAACCGGGGGGACATCTCGACCTGACCGTCATGACAGTGAAGTGTCAGACGCATCGAGCCCTGACCAGGGGACGGGGAGGTCCGGCCCGGCCAGGGCTCGATGGGTGGTGACTCCGTTGTCTGCTCGGACGTAGAGCCACGCGGGGGGCTAGCCCTTGAAGTTCACCTTACGGCGACGGGTCGCCAGGACCAGGAGAGCCCCCGTGCCAATCACGGCCATGCCGACGATCAGGGGAAGGGCCAGCTTGTTACCGCTGGGTCCGGTGACCGGCAGATCGGTCGAGTTACCGGCCGGGATGACCGCCGGAGCAGACGTGGTAGCCCGGGCAGAAGTCGGCGTAGCGGTAGCGGGCCTCGTGGTCGGGGCCGTCGTCACCGGGCGCGTGGTCGCGGGGGTGGTGGCGGGCCTCGTGGTCGCGGGGGTGGTGGCCGGGGTCGTGGTCGGAGCCGTCGTCACCGGGCGCGTGGTCGCGGGGGTTGCGGTGGGGCGGACCGGCAGGCAGCTCAGCGGGTACCGGGTTCCGTGAAAGGTGATCGAGTTGACCGTGGTCACGCCCTCCTCGACCCAGTAGCCGACACCGAACGTCTCGACCTCGCTGACGCCGGAGAACGGGACCTTGCCGGGCTTGACGGGCTTGCCGATCAGGTCGGTGTACTCCGCGACCGGGTTGCCCTGGCCGCCGATCTGCTCGTAACTCATCGCCGTGGACCAGATCTTGCCGTCGGCGTTCGTGACGATGGTGGAGTAAGGGGCCGACGTCTCGACCTTGAAGACGACCTTCCCCGGGTTGGTGGAGACGAACGAGTGAGTGACCTTGTCCATGTCCGCGAAGTCGATGCCACCACTGGGCGCGACGTGGTGGATCAGGTCTTTGCCCTCGAACTTGAGGCCCGCGAACATCGGCTCCGGGAGGTAGGCCTGCTCATCCGGATTGACGTACCAGCCATGCAGGTTCTTGCACTTCTCGTACGTGAGCGGGTTGCCCTCGGTGGCGCTCGCGGCCGGAGCCGTGGCGAGTGCCAGCCCGGCGGCCGCAAGGCCAGCGGCCAGTGCCAGCATGGCGGTCAGTCGGGTCTTCATCAGGGTTGATTCCTCTCGGTCGTATTCAGATCGATCTCTATGGGGCGGAACCTTACAGTGTTGCCGGGGAGGTGGTCAAGCTCCCGGCGGCTCCGCGTTGCTGGAGAGGATTACCAGGGCCAGGATGACGGTTGCCCAGATCGCGAGGATCACTCCGATCACGACCAGTGTCAGGTGCTTGACCGGGGGCTTGACCGGCACCGACTCGGGTTCCACCTCGTCCCCCTGGTAGAGCCGCTCCATCGAGCCGAGCTCGATCAGGGCGATGTCATCGTTCCACCGGTTCAATGCCTCCCCGGGGTATCGCTGAGGCAGCGGCCCACCGTGGTAGGCAGCCTCAGCCTTACGGTCGCTCACGTTCGGTCTCCTTGATACTCAGGTTGTCCGGGACCGCGCCGGTCGGCGCGGTCCCCTCCGTCGATCAATTCTTGATATAGCACTCGGACCAGTTGGTACCAGGACGCGACACGTCGGCCAAAATCGGGACGTTCTTCCACTCGAACGTGAACGCCTCCACGATGACCCGGCCGATCTCCTCGACCCGATCAGCGGGAACACTGGCCACCACCTCATCGTGGATCTGGGCCCGGAGCATCGGGTGGATCTCGGCGGGGAGATTGAGCAGGCCGGTCATCATCAGATCTCGTGCCGCGCCCTGGCCCTTGAGCGCCGGGGCTTGAGTGTGTGCCCGCTGGGGGTCAGCCCGCATCATCCGGCCGAACCCGTTGTCCAGCAGGTGACCAGCCTCAGCGATAGCGCGCACCTCCTCGCGCCACTCGACCAGACGCGGGAACCTCTCACGCATCGAGGAGTCGAACTTGCGGACAATGGCCGGGTCGATGTCGTTCTCCTCGCTGATCCGGCGCAGCGACTCGCCGTAGTTCCAGCCGTGACCGATGGCCTTAGCCTGCTCGCGGAACTTCGGGTCGCCGAACAAGGCCACCGAGAGCTCGGTGTGCGGGTCGTCGGTCTTGAGCATCTCGATGTAGGCCGCGTCCTGGCTCAGCCCGGCCACGGCGCGCATGTCGACCTGGCTGAGGTCGACCGAGATCAGCGCCTCCCCCGGGTCGGGCAGGAACACGGCGCGCTCGACATGGCGGCCGCCGCGCTTGCCGAACACCGTCAGCCCCGGACGGGTGACCGACCACCGGCCAGTGGCCTGATCGAACCCGATTTTCGGGTGCACCCGGCCATCGGGCATGAGGTGATCAAAAGCGGTCTGGTAGACCGACCGGGCACCGACGATCCGGTAGACGTTCTTCGCGATCTCGCGCACCTGGGGGAGGTGGTGGTACTCCTGGGCCAGGTGGCGCATGTGGTCGCCGGAGGTATCGAACTGACCACTCTTGGCCGTGCGCCAGAACGAGGTGGCACCGGCGGCGCGGAACGCGGCCTCCAGCGCAGCCTTACCGGCACTACTGGCCAGCGGGCTCTTGTAGGTGACACCCTTCTCGTTGGCCAGCGGGACGCTCGCGTGCTCAGACAGCCAGGCGAGAGACCCGGCCACCTTCTCATCGACTTCGGCCACGCGTTGGGTGAGGAGATCCTGGTCCACCCGGAACCCGTTCATCGAGATCTGAGCGGCCAATGCGGCCACCCGGTGTTCCCGGACCAGGTAGTCCGGCACGGTACCCCCGAGCTCTTTCATCAGGACCCCGTGCAGCCGCCGGGAGAGCTCGACGTCCTGGACCATGTACCCGATGAACGCCTCGGCGTCAGCGGCACGCTCGGGGTCCGGATCGTTGACGTCGATAGGAATCGCTCCCCAGTCACCGCCGTACTTCTTGGCCAGGGGCTTGCTGACGTCGGTCAGCTTCTCGCCCAGGCCGTACTTGACTCCGAGAGCGCCCAGGTCGTACTTGCGCTGGGCGTCCACGCCCTTGTCCCGCGCCATCGGCGGATCGAGGAACCGGGCAGCCAGCAGGCCA